AGAATAAAGTCAGAAAGGATTGACATTGCAATTCTTTGGTCATAGCGCTGGATAACTTTGTCTGTATCAAACTGACGGGAACCGCCTGAAGATAAAAGAACTAAATCAAATACTTTGTGTCCTTGGTCGTCATACATAGAGGGCATAACAATTCCCTCTTGCTCGTTACGCTTGATAGATGTAACGATGTTTTGAATTGATGCTAATACTGAGGCTTGCTCGGCTGTTGCTGTTGATGAAAGAAATTCAGGTGGTACATAAGCAACTGGCAAACCAGCCAAGTCACGCTCAATACCGATTGCTTCAATTTCCTCAATACGGCGCTTGAAATACCATGAGCGATAAGCGTTACGAAGAATGGAGCGACCTTCAGGGTTATTCTTTTGTGAACTGGTACGGAATAACAAAGCCTTCTCAATTGGAATTGTATGGATACCGCCCGCTGACGGGTCCACTTGAACCATCGCTTGAATACCGCCATCTTCATCCATTTCCCAACGGAATAAAGTTTCTTGGGCGCGAATAGGCATCTTGCGCCAACCGATACGACCATCATTAAATTTAGATTTACGCTGTGGGTTTTTATTGTCACCTTCACGGATTTTGTAAACAATCTCATGATATGAAAAACCAAAGACAAGCATTGAAAGCATTTGAGATAGAGCAGAGTCCCAAGACTCACTCATGTCATGTAAACAAGATTCTACAAAAACTGCTACTTCTTTATCTTCCTTAGAAATATCTCCGTCTTGAGAATCATCTGAGAAAGGGTCTACACGCCATTCGAGACGAGTAATAACTTTTTCAATTGCATACAACATTGAACCAATAGTCGGGTCGTTGTCCGCCATCTCACGATAGATTCTTGCTCCGCGTTGTCCACGCAGATTAACTAAAAATTCTTCAAAAACAGTACCGCCTGAACGACGCAGACCAGTAGAGCCAAACTCTTGTAAATCAGGCGTTATATTCTCAGCCATTTAACCCTCTGCCTCTTTGGTTGCTAATCCTACGACAATTGCAATTGCCTGTTCTTGATTAAACCCCGCACTTACCAACTCTGAAAATAATTCGTGAGTCTGAATAGCGAAAGCACCTAAAACAGACACGACGCCTTCAGTATTGGGTGAAAGGTTATCGTACACCCGTAGATTATACCGTTAAGCGAATTTAGCCTTTTTATTCTCCGTCTAGGACAAATTCAAAAGAGTTAATTCTTTTGTTAGTTATTCCTAAAGCAGACTTCAAAGCCAAATCTCTATCGCCAACTTGAGCAAAAAGACGATTTTCTAATTCGCCACCGATTGCATCGAAGCGTCGAAAGTAGATGTTGTAAGGCAAAGCATCCTGTTGGATGTTTAATTCAATCTCAACATACTCTTTTAGAGCAATCTCTTGAGATACAAATGGTTTGCCATTCGAATCAACAACAACTTTTGAACCTGCTAATTCCTTTGTGAAGAAATCAGTCCAAGCCATTTACAACCCCTTTCGAGAGTTTATCAACCCCAATAATACTACATCAGGGTTAGAAAGGCGCAATATCCGATAGTGGCGCACTCCAAGGGTCTGAAGGTGAGTTTGTATTGGGCTTCTCTGCACGGTTAGGTGAACTTACTTGAGCGACTGTGTGGCGCTTCATGTCGATGCCTAGATTCCAAGCGGTAACCACAATCTTTGAGCGTTTAGCCCCTGAAACTTTATCGTCCCAGTTTTCTTGAAGTGCTGTGCCTACAACAATTACTGACATTCCCTTGCCTAAAGAATCTGCACAATTCTCAGCAACCTTGCCCCACGCTTTTATATCCCAAAAAGTTGTATCTACATTGTCCCAAGTTCCATCAGGTTTTTTACTGGACTTAGATGTCACTACTGTAAATGTTGCTAAGGCTTTACCGTTAGGGGTAAATCTTAGTTCAGGGTCATTGACTATATTTCCTGTGATTGTTATTGGTGCGCTCATGCTGTATGCCTTTCATTGGTTATTGGTTTGGCGATTATGTTTAGTTGTTTTCTCATTATGTCTCTTTGATTTAGTGTTGTTCCACCCCAAATCCCTTGCACTTTGTAATGTAACGCATAGGTAAGACATTCCTCTTGCCAGTAGCATCCCTTACAAATTTTCTTTGCTATTGCATATTCGTTGCTAACTCCTCCGTCATCATTCGGAAAGAAATAATTCGTCTCTATCCCCCAACAACTCGCTCCCTCGAATTTCCAAGGCGTTAAAACTTTCTTCATCAGGTTCCTCTCCAACAATTAAACGATTAGGGGAAGTGGCATCTAACTTAGCCAAAATTCGTCCATTGCGCCATACTTTGCCAGCAACTACTCCATCATAAAAACTAGGCTTAGGCTGTACTAGAGATTCACACTCTTGCCAAAAAATACATCGGGAACAATAGTTAAGTGCTGGTTGTACTAAATCTAAATTAAATTGGTCAAAGAGCCAAGGGTCGGCTTCACGGCACGGCGCCTTAGATGCAAATGAACCCATGTATAAATGTTATCTTGAGGCTTCTTGATTATCTTGGATTGGAATGTCTTTGCGTGTCGCCCAATCTCCAAAGCGCTCTCTAATTAAATCATTAAGCAGTTGTAATCTTTCCTCTTCAATCTTCGCTTGGTTTATCTCTGAGTCCGACATCATCGTTGCCCTCCCAATTCTTTAGTCCGTGATGAACTAATCCAAGGTGACGCCAATCAGGATTTTGGTCATCGGCAAGAGTTAGCGTCCAGTAATCCTTATCGCCCTCGCCCATCCATTCAGATACAAGAACCCATCCAGTACAAATTGCAGGTTCAACAAAAGCGACGCGCCCGATTTCGGCGAGCGCGTCGTCTATTGCTGAAGGTTTTTTCTGTTCTTCAAATCCCATTCAAGGAGGTTAGTAGTAAAAATTTCTTTCCCAAAAGCGCCACGCCGAGCAGGGATTGGAATATCTATGCTCGATATAAACGAATCCTCGGGTTACTTGCTCCTCAACTGATAAATCAGGATTAAGTCCGAGTATCTGTGGAATACCGCCAGCGTTAAGTTTTTCTCCATTTTGGTAAACAACTGTTTTGTTATAGGCATCGGGACGCCAGTTTGACTCTTTTGTCCAAAGCGATAGCAAACATTCCCATTGAGCGGGAGTATCCCAACCGTAAGCATCGAGACGCTTCTTAGCGAACTCTTTGGATGCTTCAGGTGTGCGCTCCACCAATATCGGTTTGATTATTGCTGTGTCACTTGCTTGCGCTACTGGGTCGGGTGGGATGTGAAATGGATTTAGAAGTATAAATCCAAGTATAAATAATGCGACTGGAACTGGTTTAGTAATAACTTTTTCATAGAATCGCATATTCCTCCATTGTTAGGAGTGAACATTTATTCGCTACTGGATGTAGCGCTTCTATGTTGTCAGTATTGGACTGACCTCACTTTGGCGAGTAGGTGTTTTGCGAACCTTGTTTAAGGGTACATCATCAAGATGAATGAGTGTCAAGGAGGGCGCTCGGTGACGGAGCGATGAAAGTTACGCTAGAGAGAGGACGGACGCGCAACAGGCGCTACTACGCCACCGAACTATTTGGGTACCCGCGTAAATGATACCCCACACATAACCATGAAAGGAAAAAAGGTGGTTATGTGGTTCATCCCGCCAATCTAAGAAGAGACCGACGGGATGAATTTCAGTTTTATTACTTAGTCAAGGCGACTTCCAGCGCTCGCTTCGATTCCGTATTTTCCTAGAACCTGAGCAAACGCTCCAGCAAAAGCCGCTTTACGGTCTACGCTCTGTCCGAATTCACGAACCCAAATCTCGTAACCACCGTAATAACCCTTGCTACCGATGCCTTGAGCCTTTAACCAATTCACAAACGCACCTCGCGCTGGTGAAATGTTTACCCAAGCGAATCCGCAAAGACCGTCAAGGATGTAAGTTTTTTTACTAAAATCAATATCACTACCAAGTGCAGTAGTTGGTGAACCAACCACAAACTTTGGAGTGACTGCATCTTTGCCAGCGGCTAGACCAGCCTCGTATGCTTCAACATAAATGCGCTTACATTGAGTTTTTGTAAGAGCCTTTTTCTTTTCAATGACTGAAGTTGTCATTTAATGTCCTCCTCTCGGACAATTCAAAGTATACCCTACTGGGGTTAAGAATTCAACTTAAACCGAGCCATCTTTCGAGCGCGTCGCTTCTCAGCCTCTTCAGATAAGGTTTTCTCCAACTGCGCCCTACGAATAGCCCTTAATGAGCCTTCAGAGACCCGTATAGGCTTGTTGCCCCTTAGCCATGATAGAAGTATCATCAGAACCACTTACCAGTCTCTATTGACCCTACAATCCCGAAAAGCACTAAAATCCCACCTAGGATAACTATTGCCTCAAGATTCTCTGCCCAACTTCGTCCCTTGGGACTTAATCGGATTCCTTTTTTAAGCAATCGACCTTCTATGTAACCGATTTCATCATTGATAGTTTTCATGCTGTCCTCTCTTTGATTGTTCGAACTATTCCGTACTGCTCCATTGAAGCATCAGCCTCGCACCTAAAGCAATAGGTTTTTCCTTTAACTACTGTCAGTCTTAACTCGCTACCGCAAGTAAAGCATTTCATTTTTTCTCCTCCCATATAACCTCGGATTCACCGCGACTTAAAAGAACTGCCACGATGTCAGACTTCGGAATCTTCCTCTCCAAGATGATTCCTTTCTTGCCAAAACGATTGGCAAAAAACTTTGCTTTGGATTTATCTAAAGTCCAAGACAATCCATCCTCGTTCAAACCCTTTTGGCATCCGCGATAGATACTTACCTCATCCGCAAGCGAGCGCAAAATGTTGTCCTCTTCTTCGACCATCATGTAATGGCGATTAGAGCGTTTTGAGCCAAGCAACTTCTTCCACTCCTTGATGTATGCGTGTTGGTTTTCGGTATCGACCCAAATATCACTAAGAAGTTTCCAGTAATCGGTATCGCTTAACTTGTCGGCAATCTTGATGAAAGCCTCAACACGGTAAGGACGCTCGAATAACCAAACAAATTGTTTGTAATTCTTATCCCCAGTTGCTTTTTCTACTGCGTTTCTTTTCTGCTCGTAGTAAGCATTAGCGCTACCGTTTGAGAAGAATGGAACTTGATAGACAAGTGGGTGACGCAACATCATCCAGCCCTCGCTACTTTGCTCTAAGTATGGAACTAGGTCAGGGTGAAGCGACTCGCTCTGTTCAGCAATTATCTTTGCCATTAACTCTTCAACTTGCTTCATCGATTCCCCCTCTTCTTGTACTTATCTTCCAGTATTTTCAACTGTTGGTCAAATGACACGCCGTTCTTCTCAGCAAGATTTTGGCAGATAATGTCCGCTATTTCTTTGTTTTGAGCAATCTTTTGCTCTTGCTCAATGATTGATTCAGCGCTGTGTGGTGTTCCGTCGTAGTAGTGAGTTGTTACTTTTTCCTTAATTCTCCATTGCAACTCAAACCATTTTGTAACCGCAGAACGCTCTGTCTTGATTACCTCTGTATATTTTCCGTTCTTGAAGTAAAGGAACTCACCGCTCTTTGTTGGAGCGTTTGCTTTTTCCTTTGCAATCTTTTCAGCCTTCTTTGCTTCTCTTTCTGCCTTGGCTTGAGCCTTAGCAACCTTGTCGGCTGTAACGATTCTTGATGGACGATTCAAAACCTCGGCTGGAGCGCTTGGGTAACAAATTGTGCAAGCATCTTGACCAGCATCCTCCACGATTGTGTTCTCATCGTCGTTGCTGTACTGGATTAACCAGTTATATCTAGTAGTTGGAAAACAAGTATTGCAATCCATTGAACTGTGAACATGACCATTACTGTTGATTACCAAGAACGCTCTTGTCCAAGGGTCTTGGTTATAGATTGCATCTAACTTATTTATCTCTGCTTGAATCTTTGCCTTTTGCTCTCTTAATTCCGCAATTCTTTTTTGGATTTCTCCAACCCGACTTGGGAAATGTTTTACATAAAATTCAATAGAATCTTCGGCATCCAAGATTTTGCTATTGACTAACCAACGCTTTTCGTCCCAAGATGACAACTCTGTATCAATCTTGACCGCGAATTCTTTGGTCACGCTCATTGGAACTCCTCTCGTATTTACAACCCCAGTTTAGCATGGATTTGGCTATTGGTACAATAAGTCGTCCCCGTGTCCCCGTGACCCCTGTTCAAAGGGTCAAAATGCGCTTATTTCGTATCCTTGTCATCTGCCTCTTAATTTTTTGGTGGACGCTCGCTCCCATAGATTCTGCCTCGGCTGATGAGGTAATCGTCAATCTCACCCCTGAGACCGCATTTGTCGATATTCCTGTTTTGGTGGATGCCGAGACCGTTTATTCAATTACGACCCAAACTGGCGCTCGATTTGAGGTGGTCAATGGTCAAACCGTCGAAAGACTTGCATGGGTGGATTCTTGGATTGAACTGCGTCAAGGAGATTTAGTGTTGAGAGCCGATGACGACGGCAACCACAATGGTCAAACTAATTATCTTGCGTCTAAAATTACTGGAACAATTCCAGCGGGTACTTACATTATCCGTGCTACATCTTATGATTATGTTGTTTTCCAGCAAAGACCTATTGGAACTTATACGGTGACTAGCAATTTAATCGTTATTGAACCTAGTCCCTCCACGGCTCCAAGTAATCAACCAACGCCTCAACCTCAACCAACGGAGAGTCCTTCACCAACACCGACGGAACAATCTCCCACTCCTTCTCCCTCACCTCAACCAACATCGGAACCAACGCCTTCAAGTTCTCCAAGCCCGCAACCTTCGCCAACTCCGACTGCTCAACCTGAACCGACCCCGCAACCTGAGCCGTCCACAACTGAACCCACACCTTTGCCAATTTTTACCCCTTCCACCGAACCAACTCCAATTACAGAGACTATACCCGAACCTCCAGTTCCAGTCGAAGAACCACCTGCTCTAGCAGAAGAACCTCCAGTAGTTGCACCTGAACCTCCTGTTGTTGTTGAAGAACCTCCTTTTGTAGTTGAGGAGCCACCTGCCGTAGAACCTGAACCTCCAGCCGTTGAAGAATTGCCACCATTAACTGTGGAAGAAATTATTTCATTTGTAGAAGATTTAGTTGCGGACGGAAGTTTAACAACGGCAGATGCAACAGAGATATTAGATGCACTAATGAATGACGGAGAAATAACATCTGCGGAAGTAAACAATCTTTCTAAAACGCTTTCAGCAGACGGTCAATTCACAACAACAGAAAGAGAACTTGTTGCTGAAGCGTTAATCGAATCGGCAAAAGGTGAAGCGGTAACTATTGAAGCAATAGCCGAGGCTGGAATCACCTTAGAAGATTTACCTCCTGCTCAACCTGTTGAAGTTCGAAAAGATGAGAATGGTAATGAGGTTGTTATTACAGCCGAAGTTGCCGTTGCTTTAGAATTACTTACCTCGGCTGGAGATATTATTTCAGCAATTTTTGAAAGCCCCGCACAATTGCTTTTTGCTATCGGAAACCTTGGAGCAGACATGTCTCCTGAAGAACGCAAAGAAGCAAGTGAAACAATTATTGCCGCGACACTCGTTGGCAATATCGCTACAACCACAATGGCTACCGCTGTTGGTGGAATTGGATATAGGAGACAAAAATGAAAGACTTCTTAAATGACCTTATTGGTCAGATATGGACAATGCTAGGAATGTTTGTTGCTTGGATTCTTGTTGATGGTGTTGCTAAAGGAATCGTTGGCTATTCAATCCTAATTACTTTTGGCGTTTGGGTTTTGACTTATCCTCTTCGTCGCCCGAAGGACTAGATAGATAATCTTGATTTTTGCTTAACGGATTAAAGGCATCGTTAATTTCTTCGATTGTTAGTTTTCCGTCATCAAGATATTCACGGGCTAATCTTTCTGCCACGGATGCAACTGCTAA